TTACAACATCATTTGTGGCGTTAATCGTCCCACCAGAAGGTACAAACGCCTGGTCGCCGGTCACTGTAACCGCCGGATCTGCCCCGCCTGTGATGTTGGGAAGGTAAGAACCTGTGTAAACGTCAAACTCGGCTATGTTGTTTCCTATCTGCCCTGTTTTCCATGTGGTCTCCGGCCTATTCTCGCCTTGCAATGTCTGGCGTGCTGCCAGATCAGTACCGAATAGCAGAGTATCCCTGTCATTAAGAATAAAACATCTACCCTCAGTCATAGCAGGTTGTCTTTCGTTCATGATCGCCTGGGCTTCTGCAATAAACTCATACCCAGATGTGACGTTGCTGCGATAAAACAAAGACCCCTGTGTTGCTATTGCAGAAGCTATGTTTTTATTAAGCTCTGAAGCTTGCCGTCTTCCAGACTGTTCCGCCCTGCGTTCCCAATACCTCTGTGTTCGCATGTTGTCGGCTCGCTGCTTAACAAAATCATTATCAGGCGTTCCCAGTATTGCCGGGTACGTTTCCTCTATGATTCCGGTTTCCTCATCTGACAAATCCCACCCGGAAATGATCGGCGCATGTTGCTGGACAGGAGTCCATATAACATTGGACGAATCCTGCATCACTCCGCCTTCCGGCTCGTGGAAATTCGTTAGCTCAACCAACTGGTCTTGTTTTTCATGTGTTTCAATGTACTTCCCGAGCATCACCTCTACTGTTTTACCTGTACTTAACATTATTTACCCCTTATCACCATGGGGACGTATCAACCTTGTCTATCTTTGCCTGCTTCTTTATGTCATAAGCTACTTGCGCCTCACCTTTTGCGTGAGCATCATCATATTTCTTTTTAGCTGCTCTGCCTTTGGCTGAAACTGTAGCGCCATCGCCTTTAACCTGTGTCGCAGGGCTTCTGGCTGTCGATGTCCCTTTCTTTGGTTTTATTAATCGTTCTTGTAATCTTGCAAGGTAGGCAATGGCTTTTAATCCCTGTTGTGGTTCCTCTCTTAATAGTTCTATAAATTCAAGTCGATTTGCTTTGTTCACGCCTAAATTATATATAACCTTTTCAGATCCTTCCCCAAGGATTGAAATCGCATGATCGGTTACAATCATTCCACTTCCAGGTATAACCGATTCAATCGCGTCCCTTACAATAGTGTCTGCCTTTTTGTAGTTTTCTTGACTGACACTGCTATTTTCAATGAGCTTGTTTGCCCGTTCATAATGTTCTACTACTGCTTTATCTCGTTTTACTGTTGCCTGTGCGATTGCGTCCGTTTGCCCTTTCCGAATATCACGTCTGTCTGCCCTGTCATCTGACCTGTCGTCTTGATACTTATCAAGCGCAGCATGATATTCTTCATCGGTTGCAAAGTCCTCCGCTATAGGACGCTTTAGCTCGGTCGGCGTTGTCTGAATCTGTGCTTTAAGCGCAGCGATCTCGACTTTTTGCCTCTCGTTTTCCTCCGTCTTTTCTGATACACGGCCTTTCAGCTTCTGCACCCTCAAGACATGAGTTTTTACAGGCACATCGTCATATGGTTGCCCTTCGGCATCCATCCAAGGTTCTGCGGCTTTCTTCTCAATCGGCTTGCCATCTTCATCAAGTTCAGGCTCGGGGTCTGGTTCCGGCTCTATTTCTGGTTCTACTTCCGGTTCAACAACCTCGACCTCTGGCTCTACTGCCAATATTGCCGCCTCTTCCTCGTTTTGCTTTTTTAATTCTGCAAGTTCCATCTGGTTTATCCTTTCCAGTAAAGTATCCTTGTGATGCCACAAGTAGCTGTGTTTGACCGGGCCACCTCCGTAAAATAAAAAAGCCCGGCCAGCACATCTTGTGCTAACCAGGCTTGATTTTTTCAATTCCTGTAATAAAACTATTTAGTTATTTTATATCGTGTTACCTTTTTTACAATCTCCTATTGGCCCCATGTTGTCCCCTTTAACTTTCGAGTTTATCAGGAATACAGCCCTTCGGTGGCTTGCCTTCTGTGTTTGTCAATGTGCAACTATGTATTGTGGCATGATCTGCACTCCCAAGTTTCTGAAAAAGCTTTAGAGCCTCAACCACTGTGTCTTGCTCCATGTGAAACTCTCTACCAGCTTTAAATACACCCCTGACATATTCTTTCAAGTGTATCATGCTTGCCTTGTCTACCTTTGCGCCAATCTGAACCATTGTTTTCATACTCATTCTCCTTTAGGTTGTCCCTTCCGGGGGTTTAAGTGATTCGTTCTTGTCAACATGCACTATCTTACCCTTTTGAAAAGTTAATGTCAACTTTCCAAAATAGTTACGCTTTATTAATGCTTTAATTAGGTCTATTGCCCACATTATAGCCCTATTTTATCCATAACCCAACATAACAAACACCCGGCAATAATTATCGGTTGAAGTTGTATGTATAGTTTTATAATTTCCATATCACCCCGCCATTAACATATCAACCAACTGGTCGTCATTCATATCCATCTCAGGAATAGTCAATGTAATTATCTTAGCCTGGTTCTCTAACTGCTCCCCAAAGGCCTTTATATTTGTCATGTTGATATCCGCTCCGGCTTCTTGTGCATCCACCTGGACTTCCATTCTGTCGGTTTCTGCTTCAAATGCGTCAATCTTGACTTTCATTTCCTCTATTTGGTTCCGCATCTGCATTTCAATTCCCTTGCGTTGCTGCTCAAGTATATCCGCCTTGCCCTTTAATAGCTCGCCCTCTGCCAGCTTGTCGGCAGCTGTAGGTTCTTGCTGCTGCTGTTGGGCCTGCTGAAGCATTTGTTTCTCTTCATCTGTCTCAGGTTCCTTGATTCCCAAAAGTATAAGCTGTTTGCGTGAATAATCTCTTATATCGTCAAACGCACCACCAGGCATCAACTCAAGGATTTTAAGCAAAATCATTTCTCTTTTAGGATCATCCGGCATGAGATTAACAAGCATTTTATTTAATTCTTCAACTGTTTGCTCTTGCATGTTCGAATATGAAGGCCCGATATCAGAGTAAACCTCAAACTCCATGTCTCTCAGGTCGTTTATAACTTTCATTTCTCCTGATTCATCATCAAAAACAGACTGCATGACCTCCATTTCTTTCCGGGTGCCGTCCTGTAATTCTATCCTTACCTTGCGTGGTGAATCTATCACCTCCGCAGCCATCGACGCATATATTTGAGTATCACGCCTTATCACGTGTCTTCTATGGTCTTGATAAACGGATGATTGCTTGTCTAATCGTGCCTCAAGTCGTTTAAGAGCCACGCCTGAAACATCCGGATCAGATATGTCTTTGGGTAGTCCTGGGTTTGCTACGTCCTCAACCGCTTCCTTTGATAAGCTGATTGACTGAAGCAAAGCGTCAGGTGCTTTTTGTTCGGGCATTACAGCAATAGGGCCAAGCTCTACTGCATGGCCGTCTGCATCATGGGTATTCATCAGCAAATAAGGGAAGTCATTCTCTATTCCTGTCTCGTTATACATATGTTCAAAAGTTGCAATCTGCGCTTGCGTAAAGATAGGCTTTTGCCTTGGGGACTTCGATACAATATCAGCAAGATAAGACAACTGAAAGTTTCTAAGCCTTTGAGGGTCTTTAGCTAATCGTGTCATGCCTTCCCAATGTTCTTGACCTTGTACATATGCATGTTCCCCAAACTCAGGGACAACAGGAATATGCTCACCGGCTATAACCTCTGACTTTAGGATGTCTTTACCGGATGCTATATATTTTGTGACTTCCCACCGTTTAATATCTTTGGTTTTGTCGTCCTCTATCTCGTACCCCTGCTCAAGCAGCTCATCTTCAATGTCTGCAAGTCCGGATTCTCTAACCAGTTTAGTATCACCAAACGGTGTAGTCATGGTTAAGACTTTATCTTTTACCAGTTCTCGCTTGTAGAAGTCTGCAATCCAAATTTGATGTGATTCGCCCAATATCCACGGGAACGCATAGGACTGTTGAGGATGCTTGAAAGAACTCAGCCAACTCCCTTCTAATTCTTCTCCTGTCATTTCCTCATGAAACTTCTTGTATCCGTCTTCTGAATAAGCCGTTAATACAGACACATAATCTGCATCGGCCTTGTCTAATAGCTTGGCGTTAGGGTCAAAGAATACCGTGTTATTAGCTTCCATGATAGGCCGTCTTCTGATAATTTGCTCTCTATCTCCACCTCGATTTGTAACGTATTCAGAAGAAAGCACCCACGCTCCGTAACCACATACAATGGTCTCTTGATCTGCATTGTTAAAAGCCTCGATAGATGTGTTATGATTCAAGCTTGCCCGGTAAATACCGTCTAAAAGCTCCCCTGATCCTTCTCTTTCATCACCCAATGGCACGAAATCATTCTGAACAGGGTTTGATTTAATATCTGATACTATCTGCCTGTATGCTTTGCGGATTATGTCAAACTGTCCCCTGTATGCAAGCGGTGAAGTCTGCAACATAAAATCGTCCCAATGCGTAATCCAGAAGAACAATGAATCATTAGCTCCGTTCTCACGGGTTTCATCGCTGAATACATATGATTTGTCGTGCATTTCTTTTAGGTCTTTAAGTTCTAACACAACTCCTCCCATTTCTTAGTTATGCATTCCGGTACGAGTTCTTTACCGGTATCAACATCTATTATCTTACCGTCAACATAAACAAGCCTGTTGTTTTTTGGTATGCCTTGTTCATCCATTATTTTCCCGGCCTCTACAAGAAAATCATATTTGTCATTAGGCACGTAATCTCCTTCCCATTGGCTGAAGCGGCTGAGGCATAATAAACTTCGGCGCCGCCT